CTTAGGGTCATACGACTATCTCGGCCCATTTGGCCCTTGATAGTCCCCAACCTACTCCATGGAGTAAGGAGGAGGAGCCGTTTGTTCAGCTCTCTCCGAAAGGAATGCCATGGCATCCGCTTCATCTCTACGGAACGAGATGACAGGGGTCTCTGTTTCAAGACCCCTGACGACGTAACTATTACGCGTCGGTTTGACAGGAAAGTCAAACCCCCTGAGGTACACTGAGGTTACCCCGGGGTAGGCCCTCTCAGGCCTGTATTGCAAGTCATTGCAATGAACATCATGCATGTTCGAATCTGCGGCATTTCTGCCGAAGAAGTTGATTGACCCTGCGTCAAACAACTGGAAGTCACTTTCGACTTCAGGTACCCTTCCTAGGAAGAATACCTCGGGGCTAACCAGTAGCACCCGTGCGTGTCGGTCACGATTGGCCCACACAAAGCGCAGTATTCGCTGCGCGAGCTTCTTGTCCCGAGAGACAAGAAGAATCCTTGCCTTAATGGCAGGATTTTCTCTCACTCTAATCATGAGGAGAGGGTCAGACTCAAAGAAGAGGTTAAGACGATCCACGATAAGTGGAAGGTCTTGGCCCCGGAGAATGACCTTTAGGAACTCATCGAGTCCTATCCGAGCCACCTCGGTGGCCGGTTCTGGTGCAACTTTCCAGTTCCAGTTCAAAGACATGATGTCTTTGTGCCTACGTGGAATCACGTAGTAGGGCTCCATGTCGCGATACATGAAGCCGGGACGCCTCCATTGATCTAGGTAGTCCCTGATTCGACCATGGTCGAAGTAGTCCCACATTGTGGTGACCGAGGTGTTTCCTCTCTTAGAGGAGACATCTGCCCCAACTCTAAGGTTGGGCAGTACTTTTCCTTGGAAAAGTTTCCAGTAGTAAGCCCTCTTCATAAGTTTGAAGAAAGTTTGCTGGGGGGACTCAAGAAGTCCCCGGGGGAGTGAATCTAGACACTCCCTCGCTTCGCTGCTAGGCGGAGTAATGATGGCATTCTTCGGAATAAACCCTCTCATCCTTTCTAAAGTAGGAAGGATAAGGTGGCGCTTCAAAGTGCCAACCAAGTTTTTCTCAGTTGAGAGAAACTTATGGGACCAAAATTGGCCCATTTGCATCCGCATGCGATAGAGGACTTCACCTTCCTCTGTTGACTTGGATGTAATTACCGCGACAAGAAAGTCGGGGTCGTCGGTGTAGCCACCGTCGCCTCCAATCTCCTGAGGGAGAAAGGGGCAGAGACATTCTATGTCTCGGGGCAATAACGCCCTCTGTAGCAATTGTGCTACAGAAAACAGAGTACGATGAAACTCTGTAGATGTGTCTACCACATCTCTCATCTCTTTGCCAAGCAAGGAGAACCTCCCCACATTTGTGTGGGAGTAGATGTCCGTCTCCATCTTTACAGGTAGGAGAAGTCGAATCCTAGGATAATCCAGGTATTCGACGGGACGACCGCGCCACATACGGTGACGGGTGGAGCTTTGCGGCCCCTGAGGAGGTATCGAACCCTCCTCGCAGTAGAACATTAAATGTTTACTGTCGAAGGTATCCTCATCGGACACCTTCCATCCGCCCTCATGGGCGGATGCTTTAAAGTACGGCTCAAGAGCGAGCGTACGGTTAATCTTGGCGTACAAGATAACCACGTCGTCTCCCACAAGGGAGTACGCAGCGCCCATAAGTTTTGGGCGCACTGGAACTCTATCAAGGAGTCCAGCAACCTCCAAAGTATGGAGGTTATAGGGTTGCAGCTTACAGGTCCTCTTGATGGACTTGTTGGAACCCCACTCTCCCAAGGGAGAGTTGAGGACACATGACCTCACATTGTAATCCTGGCCTATGGTCAGGACCACTTTAGTGAACATGTCGCCCATCAAAAACCCTCTACGGGTTTGGAATGAACTATATCGGTTCATCCCGTTACGGTAATAAACCGTACGTGGAGACGTATATAACGTCTTCGCCAACAGCATAAGTGCTGTAGGTTGACGAGGTCCCCTCGTCTGCCGGATAAATTCGGACCAAACTGCTCGTCCGAACCACCAATTGCCGTAATCGGTAGCCTCTGACAAGTCAGTGGAGAAAGCCCACACCTCTTGCCCTGTGAACCCGTCCCACGACGGGGATTCAGGTGACATTGAAGTGTGTAGAAAACGCCAAAGGTGTTTATCTAAACGCAGACCTGAGAAGGTCTCATCAGAAAGTACTCCTGGTACTAGTGCATGCGCGAATACGCCCATGATCACTTGGTAAGCATAATGTGCTACCGTTATTGCGCGTGCCTTCGATTGGTCGGCCACGCAATGGAACCGTACACTTCGTACGTGTCCCGGAGACTCAAGAGCCTCCTGAATTGCCCAGTCTAACAAGTCCCTTGCGGACCGGACCGGCATAGCCTTTTCGAAGAGGCTGACACTCAAATCTTTGAGGTCGTACGTCCCTCTCAGGACGCGATGTCTGCATAACTGAAGTAGAAATGCAGTCTGACCACCGACAGGTTCGGGGTCCCCGACATAGTATTCGGGTTCCAAAAGCCGTGGCTTTTGAGGGGACTGAAGGCAAGCCTTCGGTCCACACGAGACTTGGGCCTCATACCCAGTCACGTTTCCAGTCCTGATGCAAGACTGAAGTATACCCACGTCAATAGACAAGGGGGTAGATGGAAGCATGGTCGTTGCCATAAACTTCGACAGACTCTCATCTATCATAACGGAGTCACAAAGACCCGTAGCCCTGGACTGAGTCCAGAGCAGGACCGTAGTCATACGGTCTACTCTAGTCGAGAGACTAGACAAAACCTTGTTCAGATGACTGAAATAAGGTACGAACTGGCGAGTCTTGCCAGTTCGGGGAACTCTAATTCCCGAAGGTGGGATACCGTTCACTGCCGCTGACTTACGAATCAATTTCTTTGTCAATTTGAGGGACTTAATGAACTGCGCATAATTGTTTGCGCAGCCCTCAAGGCAAGATTTTGTCATCGAGTCAATGACGGTGAAATCCTCACCCCCTCCCATAATGTATGGGAGGACGAATCCATTAGCGGTGAAGAACCACTGTCTTATGGATTGTAACTTCCCTGCTTTGAGCAGGGAAGACAGCTTCCTCTTGAAATGGATGCTGTAATCCCGGCCGTACATACGGCTGCGGATATACCTGTATTGCAACTGCCAATCCAGGTCGCTGAGATACAATTTCTCAGCGTAGTCCCGTCCAAAGAGACGGAACTGCCTCCGGAATGTTCCGGAGACGGCCCTGACAAAGAAGTCAGGGACGGACTTTACCTGAAGGTAGTAGTCCTTGAGTTTACACTCAAAATCAGCAGAGATGCTGACGGTCGCCCGCTGTCCGCCCCGACCAATACTTGGTATTGGGGGAGACCACAGAAACTCATCAATTGGGGAACTTGATGCGTCCGACATG